ACCATCATTATTTAAATCATATTTTTTATCTTCTTCAGAAAGTGGAGATACTATATTATTTATGTAATCTTTATATTCTTCATTAGTTGGATTCCAAGAATCATTTTCTGATATGTCAGGTTCAGTAAGGACTATTTCACCGTATATATTTTCTTTAAATGGGTTTTTAATTTGAGAAAAAGCAAAGTTAGCTGCTATAACTAAAGATATGGCTAATGGATCAAACACAAATACTATAATTAAAAGTAACCAGTTTATAATTCTATCCATAGAAATTCCTGTTAATCCTGAAAGGTATTTCAATGGGCCTAATTCACTAGCTGCTCCACCTTTTGTTTTAACATCTAAAATTTGTGTTTCTAAACTGAATATAGAATCATTTGCTATGTCTAATTTAGCAGTTAAACTTTCATCTGTTTTACTAGCAGATTCCATTTGTTTAATACTTGCATTATTTGATCTTACAACTAAATTACCTTTTTTATCTGTAAATTGGGTTGTTGAACCTTTAGATAAAGTACCTTTTAATTCAATGAGGGATTGTTTTTCTTTTAAGATATTATCCCTAGTACTTTCAAATAACTTCTTTTTTGAAGTTAATGCTTCAACTTGTTGAGTTACTATTTCATCTTTATTTGCTGTTTGTTGATATGCAGCTGATAGGAAGCCATAAATACCCATTGAGGTAATTAAAACTAAAACAATTGTAGCAACTGTTAAATATGTTCTTAAAATTTTATTTAATTTATCCCAGTATTTGTACAACAGTGAAGCTGTTACTAATTTAGATACTTCTAGTGAAGATGCCATTATAATCACTGCTAGTGAGGCACCTGCGAAAAGTTTACTAAGGCCGCTTACTGAATAGAAAGCGGCCGAAGCTGATACTGAAAGCGCAGAAAGCGCAATTATTGCGGGGAATATTCTACTTTTTAGGTTTTGTAGTTTTTGGGAGTTTTGTAGTTGGTTTAGGTTCATCATCTCTAATTCCTTTATGGTTGTCAATTAAGTCTAATATTTTATTTAATTGGTTACTTTTAATAAATCCAGCCATAGAAGCATTTTTTAATGCGCTTATAAGTTGGAACACCATGAAAGGTACGACAATAACTTCACTAAGCCAAGCAGTTCCAGCAAAACCTTTTTCTACTGTTAAAATTACTGTTAAAATTCCAATCCATACAATAGTATTTTTTAATACACTAATTGCTTTACATGTTTTGAAACCTTCTCTTTTTGTACCTGCAATCACTCCAAAGAAACCATCCATAAACATAACTGAAACAATAGCTAAATATTGTTCAGAATTAGCCATTGTTAAGTGGAGAAAATATGTACATAAAAAAGTACATAAAGTAGTTAATGTTGCTATAATAATGTCAAATGTTGATGGGCTAGGTACGATATTTTTCATTTTTATTTAACGTAAGTATAATATTTAAAAGTTTTTTCTTCTCTATCTGCTAAACCATGAGTTCCACCATTGATTCTTTTAGTTAAAGCTAAAATTGTATCTTTGGTAACTCCTTTATCACATATGTCCCAAAGTTTGTTTTTATCAAAAAAGAATATAGCTGATTCAAAAGCATATTCTGTTGCTACTAGATCTGGAGTTTCCATAATTTCTGGTTTTCCTAAATGTTTTGCAAACTGAGAATAGTTATCTTTTCCTGTTGTTTGAAGAGCTCCTCTTCCTCTAAATTTCCATCCATCTCCTGAAGCTTCGTCTCCATTTCCCATTCTTGAAGCATAAACTCTGTTAGCTATTTTTTCTGGTTTACGAGCGTAAGATTCTTCTAAGTTACCTGGAAAATATTTTCCAAAGATACCTTGTAGTCCTTGTGCTGAATAATTTAAATTTTCAGAGAAAATTTTAAATCCACCTGATTCGTGAGCTGTTTGAGCAAAGAAATGTGCCGCTCTTTCAGGGGTCATTTTGTAATAGGCCATAGCCGCCTTCATTGTACCTGGTCCGAATGCTCCATCAGCAAGGATTCCAAGTTTTGTTTGTAAACTGGTTAAACTCATAATTTATTTGATTTGGTTATTTTTCTTCTTTGTTACCTTTCCAGATTTCAGCAATTTTTTCTGTTGCTGTTAATCCTAAACAACCAAACGCTAATAATGCTACCGACTGGACCAACATTGGTGAAGGAGCAATATGAGATTCACTAAAACTATTTTGATACATAGTTGCACATAATGCTATAACACACATCAATCCACAAAATCTTTTCATTGAGGGACTTCCAGGTTCATCTTTAAATAAACCAGATATAAATTTTAACATAATGTTTTTATTTAATTATACATATAAAAAAAAGGGTAAAAAATTAAAAATTATACTTTATTGTTTTTTATCATCTGATGTGGCATACTTAATACCCATAATTGTGCCAACTATTGAAAAGGCATTTGTTAATAAAACACTAAACATATTACTCCAAGTTGAGCCAATTATTTGTGTGTCCTTGTTGGACAAAATAGCAAACGAGTACATTATGGTGGTAATAAATCCAACACTCATAATTACGAACAAAGCTGATTTAACGATAGTTTTTATTAATTCGTTTTGACTCTTTTTAAGTGTAGCATCTAAATCTTCTAATGCTGCATTTTTCTCCTTTTCAATCTCGTCTTTTAGTTTTTCCGATTGTTTTAACTCTAATTGTAAATTTTTTGATAATATACTAATTTCTTTTTTATTATTTTCTGATTCAGTAACGTCAGTTGCGATTTTAATTATATTTGTAACGTTTCCCTTACTATCAAAAACTGGGTTGTAGGTGGCTTGTAAATAAATAGTCGTCCCATCTACTTTCTTCCTTTCAAATATTCCTTCTATAAACTTACCACTACTTAGATTTTTCCAAAATTTAATATACTCATCAGATTTTGAATATTCATAATTAACAAATATACTATGGTGTTTACCAACTATTTGATTTTTTTCATTGGGTTTATATCCCATCGTTTCTAAGAACATACCATTTCCATCCAAAATAAAACCATTCTTATCAAAAATAACAGTAGCAGTACTTCTATTAATTGCTTCTATCTGCTTTTTACTATCAATAATTGTGGTAATGTCGGTAGCAACTTTCATTATTTTAGTAATCTTACCGCTTTCATCAAAAATGGGATTGTAGGTGGCTTGTAAATTAATAAGATTACCATCTTTTTTTCTTCTCTCAAATTCTCCTTGATAGTACTTTCCACTTCTTAAAATATCCCAAAACTTTTCGTATTCAAGTGATCTTGAATAGTCTTCACATATAAAAATACTATGGTGTTTACCAATAATTTCTTCATGGCTACCTTTACCATAACCCATTACTTCTAAAAAGATATCATTAGCTCCTAATATAATACCATTAAGATCAAAGTAAATAAGAGCATTACTTCTATTAATTGCTTCTATTCTACTTAATAATTCTTCTTTTGATAAATTTTTCATTTTGTATAAATTAGATTTAAAAAATTAATAAAAACAATTTAAAAAACCTATTTACTATTATACATATAAAAATTATTAAAAACTTATTTACCCCTCACATGCTACGCAATTGTCATCTCTTGAGATATTATCTCCTCTTAGAATAGATTCAGATCTCATGTAGTATAATGTTTTAATGCCTTCTTTCCAAGCTAACTTGTGAACATCACTTATATATTTTGGTGAATCTGATGGGTCAAATGTCAAATTTAAAGATATTGCTTGATCTACATATTTTTGTCTTATAGCATTTTGTCTAATAACTTCAAACGGGTTGATTTCCTTGAATGTTAAAAATATTTCCTTTTCTTCAGGAGTCAAGATATAATCTGGTAATCCCACCACTGAACCCTTATCTTTAGCTATTTGATCCCAAACACTATCAATGTTATATCCTTTAGATTCGAGTAATTTTTCTAATGTTGGATTCTTTTTAATAAATGTCCCTTTAGCTGTTTTTAGATTATAAACATTTGCTGGGATAGGTTCAATTGAAGGTGAAACTCCACCTGAAATATGAGCATTTGAAACTGTAGGTGCTATTGCTAAATGATGGGTATGTCTTAAACCTGTTCCTTTACACCATTCTGGTTCACCATATTCTTTTGCTTGATCACGAGATGCTTTTAATGCTCCTTCTTCAATAAATTCAAACATAACTCTTGTGTATGAATTTGCTTGTAAACCTGCGAATGGTATTCCTTTTTCTTGTAAAAACGTATGCCATCCTAAAACACCTATTCCTATTGCTCTACCTTTAACAGCTGAGCGGTATGTGTTTTCCATAAATTTAACATGTTTAGATCTATCGATGAATTCTTGTAATACACCTTCTAGGAACCAACATGTTAGTTCAGGTAATGTCATTCCATTTTCAAATTTATAGTCTTTCCATTCATCCCAACGAGCTAGGTTTAATGAAGATAAACAACAAATAAATGAATGTAATGGATCTGTATAGAGTGCTATTTCACTACAAATATTTGTCATTGAAACATGTAAATTATTTTTCTTATATGCTTCAGGATTTGCATTGTTTATGTTGTCTTCAAACATGATGTAAGGTTCACCTGTTTCTAAACGTGTTTTTAAAATTTCACCCCATAGTTTAAGTGCTTTAGGATCACGTTCTTCAACTTTGTTCATAAACTCATCGTCTATTACTACACATTGATGCATATTTAAACATTGACGATTAACATCTCCTTTAGGACGTCTGATCATCAAAAATTCTTCAATATCTGGGTGGTTAATGTTGAGATTAACTGAAGCTGCTCCTCTTCTAACTGAACCTTGGTTTGTAGCTAAAATTGTTGAATCATATATTTTAACCCAAGGCACTACACCCTCACTTACACCGTTTCCTTGAATAGGTTTACCTCTGCCTCTAATTCTAGAAACACCAATACCAACACCCCCACCTTGAGACGATAAACGCATTAGTTCTGAATTTGCTAATGCAATTCCTTCAATTGAATCGTCTGTGTCAATTCCAAAACATGAAATAGGCATTCCACGTTCTGTTCCCATATTTGATAAAACAGGAGAAGCTAAACATAACCAATTTTTAACCATTGCTTCATAAAACAAAGGTTGTAAATCTTTACGTTTTAGTCGACGAGCGGCTGCTTTAGATACTCTAGTAAATGCTCTAAAAACATCCTCATCTGGTAGAAGATATCCTTTTGAAATCATCGATAATGAGATTTCATTCATAAAATCAGGATAATGTTTATTTTTTATCCAATTTGTTGTGTCTATTTGTATGCTCATAATTTTTATTTTATAAATCGCTCCAATCAGCTGTTGATTTTGAATAATCTGTTACTCTATTTGCAAAGAAATCTTGGTGTGTTTTACCACTTGTTAAATGTCCAAACCATTCCATTTG